GACCGCATTGATCGCACGGGCGAGAACCAGATCACCTGGACACGCCGCCTCGAGCGTGTGCAACCCACTTGGACCAACACCGCCATCGAGGAAGAGGGCGAGCCCACTGGTCAGTATCTGCACGAAGCCGACATCAGCGCGATGAAGGCTGGCGGTGCCGCACAGTTCGAGACCGCCAATATCGGACTGGCCGTTGACGGCACCAAGGTGAGCTACACCGACAGCAACGCCGATGCCGTGACCGACTATGTGAAGTACGAGCTGGCCGCCGAGGTGACGGGCACTGCGGCCGTGAGCAGCAACTTCGCCTGCGAGGACTGGGGCCTCATCATCCTGAAGGGTGCCACCGGCACTGCCGATGTGGTGCTCGACTACGCACAGAACGTCCCCGACAACCTGCGCACCTCGCTGCCTATCATCAACGACCTGCACCACTGCACCGGCTCCATCAGCCAGGGCTACGGTGTCTGCGTCAACGGCACCTACGAAAAGGATAAGACCGTCTACATCCAGCACTTCCTGTTGTTGCAGGGTGGCGTTGTCCACGTCCTCTTCACCACTCCCATCAACACCACCCTCAACACCCTCAACGTGAGCGGCACGGGTGCCAAGCCTATCCGCATCCTCGGACAGAACCTTCCCGCCGGTGTTGTCAAGGCACAGACCTATGCCACGCTGGCCTACGACGGTGCCGCTTGGAATATCGTCGATATGTTCTGCCCCGACGCAACCTTCGACCCCGCTGAGTTGGTGGTGGATATGGGATTGACCAGCGGCGTGAAATGGGCTGCCCGCGACCTCGACCTCTCCAAGCCTGGCGGCTTCTGCGACACCCCATTCACTTACGACAAGAGCTTCTTCAGCTGGGGCAACATCGACGGCCACAACCCCGTGGGCAACAGCTTCGCTGGCGTGTACAACTGGGGCAGTGTGAACGATGCTGAGCCGTATTACGAAGGCCAGCCCTACGGCAACACCAAGGGCAACACCCTCGCGGGCGACATCCCCGTGGGCGAGGAGTTCGACGCTGCCCGCGCCAACCTCGGTTCGCCCTGGCGTATGCCGACTACGACCGAATTTGCCGAGTTGTTTGCCGGCAGTATCTACATCGATGCCACAGGCACCGAGATACCGGCTGGAACTACTGACAAGCGAGTGACCGTGAACGGCATTGTGGGCCTCTACCTCCAGAGCAAGACAAACGGCAACCGTCTCTTCTTTGCTTGCTCCGGCTACGGCGGTGGAGCGTCTTGGCTCAACCGCGGCTCGGGCGGCTACTACTGGTCTGCTTCGTTCGGCACCGCTCGCGTTGCCCGGAGCTTGTACTTCCTCAGCGGTAGTGTCTATCCGCAGTACTACAACTATCGGTACGACGGGTTCGCGGTGCGTCCGGTTCAGTAATCGTTCCGCCCAACCCAAACAGGATTGTGCCCCAAGCCGACCGACAACTCTAACTAATAGGAGGCAACAACATGAAAGAAACAGTCAGAATCACATCCCCGAGGGGAGTAAAGGACACACGCAACGGACGCATCTATTGCGAGGTCGTGTGCAAGGTCAAGGACGCTAAATTCTTTGTGAAACTATGAGAATAACTAAGAAAATCCTCAACGCTCTCAACGCAGTCAAGGCGGCTGGCTATGTCGATTCCGTTCTGTACAACTCGCAGTACAAGGCGAACGTGCAGCTCGACGACATAGCCACGCCCGTGGCTGTCCTCTATCTCTTCCGTGACGGGGCTTACGACACCGCAACGGGACTGCTGAGGGAAGAGGCGGAAATAAACGTCATGTTCCTTACTCATCAGAGTGAGCTGGACTTCGACGGCATCGCCAACGAGGCTCTCATAGACACCATGTCTGAGGCTGCGACGGCATTCATCGCCGAGGTCACAAGGACAAACAACATCGCCATAGTCGGCGACAACATCACACTACGGGGGGTATACGACACCTATGACACCAACACCACGGGAGTGTCGTTGCAGTTCCGTGTGCGTGAGTTGCAGGGTCAATGCATTAATAGCCTATGAAGATTACACGACGCACCAAGATGAGGGAGATTCTTCCCATGCTCAACGACGAGCGTATCGCCATGCTGAGCGACAAGGTTGCGGCGTGTCCTCTCGCCAAGCCTTTGCTCTCCATGACGTGCGGCGAGTTCATCGAGGCGTTGGACGAGCGTTACGCAATGTCATTCTTCGGCTCCGACGAGCGTGTCTGTGTCGCTTTCGGTCGTTACAAGCAGTATATCGCCGAAATGCAGCAAGTCACGGCGTACTTGCAGCGTTACGAGGTAGAGCAGGAGGCTGACGAAAAGGCGGCGGCTAACGGCGTGGACTTTCCCTCCATGCAGGAGCGTATCTTGCTCGACTGCGTGCGGCATTACAACCTACACTCCACGGCTGAGGCTGAGCGGCTCCCCGTAGCCGACTGGCTGTTGTGCGTCAAGAGCGAGGGGGCGGCGGCTCAGTACCAGCGTAAACTATCAAAGATAAGGCAAAACAAGGCAAAACATGGCAACAAGTGAAGAGATTGACAGCATGATGTACGCCACATTGGAGCGTATCAGAGCCAAGATTGCCGCCAACATCAACGGCAAGGGGCTGCGAGCTAGCGGCAAGACCGAGAAGTCTATGCGAATAGAGACCTCGGCATACGGCATGAGGCTCGTTGGTCGTCCGTATTTCCAGTCTTTGGAGCTTGGCAGACCAGCGGGGCGTGTGCCTTACAACTTCGCCGACATCATTCGGCAGTGGATTATCGACAAGGGAATACAAGTCACGCTCATACCTTACAAGCGGCAACCCTCCGAGCGTTGGCAGCCCAAGTACAGCGTGCAGGAGCGTTCCCTCCGAGCTGCGGCTGGTGCCATAGCCCACACCATAGCCACGAGGGGGACGAGCCTCTATCGCAAGGGCGGACGCAACGACATCTACTCCGATGTCATCGCCGATGAGGTCGAGCGGCTGAGGGAAGAGTACGTTAATTTCGTCTATACGTCGATTTTCGACAAACGCTACTAAGGACAATAAAAGTATCAACCAAACATTTTCTTTCGCTCTACGGGCGAATTTCTGAAAAATAACGAAACATGGCACGAGAAATCGACACAATCATTGTGGACTTGCAGGTCAGCAACCGTGAGGCGGTGGACGCTATCGAGCAAGCCACGGAACGCATGGCGGAGCTCAAAAAACAAGAGGAGGAGCTGCGAGAGGAACGGGAAAAGGGCGAGGTGACGCAAGAGCAGTATATCAAGAATCTCACTCAGATACGTGAGCAGACCGAAGAGGCGAGACAGAGCAAGCAGCAGTACACCAAAGCTCTTAAAGAGAACGTCAAGCAAGAAAAGATATACGCCGACAGTCTCAACGGATTGCGGCAGCAGCTCAAAACGCTCATACAACAGTACGACAACATGAGCAAGGCGGAGAGGGATTCCGCCAAAGGCAAGGAGCTTGTGCGGCACATTCAGCAAGTCACCGACGAGCTGAGCAAGGCGGAGCAGGAGACGGGGCGTTTCCAGCGTCAAGTGGGAAACTATGAGCAGGCAATCAAGAATCTGCCTGGCAAGTTAGGCGAGTGGGCTATGTCGCTCAACGCTGCGAACAAGGCTGGCGGCGGCTACGCCTACACAATGGGAATCATGAAAAAGGCGAGCGGCACATTCGGCGACACGCTCAAGTTGCTCGCCAAAAACCCCTTTTTCGTCGTCCTACGTGTCGTGATAGGTCTGTTCACGCTCCTACGCAATCAAATCAAGCAGAATGACGACGCTATGACGGCGTTGCACAACGTGGCGGCGAACTTTAAGCCCATTCTCGACGGCATTGTCGCTGCGGTAACCGCTGTGGTCAAGGCGTTGGGGGCGTTGGCGAACGGAATCACTACCGTTATAGGCAAGATGGGCGAGTGGCTGGGATTGAGCCGTGAGGGGGCAAAGGCAAACCAAGACCTTGTGCAGAGCATGGACGCATTGGAGGACAAAGAACGTGAGTACACCGTGGAGAGTGCCAAACGCAATAGTGAGATTAGCGAGCTGAGGGCGAAATCGACCGAGAGGGACAAATACACCACCGCTGAGCGTCTCGGATTCGTGGAGCAAGCCATGAGACTGGAAAAACAAGACTTGCAGGCACGTCGGCAGATAGCGGCGGAGAAGTTACGCCTCGCCAAATTGGAGGCGGAGATGAACAAGGACACCAGCGACGAGACTAAGAACAAGTTGGCGGAGTTGGAGGCGGCAATGTACCAAGCCGAGCAAGCCTATAACGAGGGCATGCGGTCGCTGAATCGTCAGCGGGTGCAGTTCGCCAAAGAAGAGGCGGCTGCGGAGCAAGAGGCGAGACAGAAACGCCAGCAGGCGGCAAAGCAAGCGGCGGCGGCTAGGGCAGAGGCTAAGAAGAAAGAAATCGAGGCTCAGAGGGCGTTGGAGGACGCTACGCTGGCGTTAATGGCTGAGGGTATCGAGAAAGAGACAAAGACGAGACAGATAGCCTACGAGCGGCAAAAAAATCAGTTAGAGGACAGAATCAAGAACGAGGGCAACATGACGGCAAAGACCCGTGAGTTGTTGCAGGAGCAGCTTACGCTCTTGGAGGCGAAATACCAAAACGACATCACCAAGATTCAAGAAAAGGCGGAGAAAGAGCGGCAGACGATGAGGGAGCAGATAGCGAAACAGACCATCGAGAATTTGAAACTCATCGAGGAGAAGGGAGCCGAGGCGGCAATGCTGCGAATGCGTAACGACTTGCAGCAGCGGCTCAACGACGCTATGGGCAACGCCGAAAAGATTGCCGAGATTAACGAGTTGGAGGCACGCAGGGAGCTGGAACTGGCGAGGACGAGACAAAAGACAATACAGCAAGAGAACTACAAGACCGTAGAAGAGTATCAGCTTGCGTTGGAGCAGGCGAGGGAGCAAGTTATAGCGGCTGAGAGCAATGTACGTGAGGCAATCCAAGCCACGCAGGACGCTATGCAAGCCACCAAGCAAGCCACCTTCGAGGCGGCGACAAGCATGGCGGACGCTTTCACGAATGTCGCTGGCAACGTGGAGAATCTGTTCAGTACCCTTGCCGAGAATGACGAGCGTTACGCTGACTATGCCAACGCTATGGCTTACTTGCAAATCCTTGTGAGTACGGCGGTATCTATCGCCAACGCCGTGCAGGGTGCCACGGCAGCGGCAGCGGCTACGGGCGTGGCGGCACCATTCACTTTGCCCTCGTTCATTGCTCAGATGATTGCCATAGTGACGGGGTCGTTGGCACAAGCGGCATCTATCATGGCTAAGAGCAGCAACAAGCCGCAGTACGCCACGGGAGGCGTGGTGCATGGTGCTGGCACGGGGACAAGCGACAGCGTGACGGCTAGGGTCTCCAACGGCGAGAGCATTCTCACGGCAAAGGCTACGGAGATGTTCTACGACCAGCTCTCCGCCATGAACGTGGCAGGGGGCGGCAAGCCTTTCGACAAGCGTCGTGGCGGCAACAGATTCGCCACGGGAGGCGTGGTCTCTACGTCGGCAATCATGGACGGCAGACACATGGCGGACATCGAGGACGCCATGAGGGCGGCGGTCGCTGGCATTGAGCCCGTGGTGAGCGTGAAAGAGATTACTAGCGTACAAAACAGAGTGAAAACCAAAGAAATAATCGCCAAATCATGAGAACTTACACAGAATCGCCTATGACATTGGTCTACCCCGACCAGTTCTGCAAGGCTTACGATTACAACCGCTGTGAGTTGCTATGTATCGACCGCAGCACATGGACTGAGCTTACTGTCACCATTGGGGCGAAGTCGCTCTCATACCGTTCGCTGGGCGGCTCAAACATCATCATTGACATGACTACACTGCTGAGGACGCTAGACACGGGTGCCGTGACGTTCTCTATGATGGGCGTGCGTCGCTACACATCGGGGGGCGTGTCATACTCGCAGACTATCAGCAAGACGGACACGCTATACATTGTCAAAGGTCGCACCCTCGCCGACTGGCTATCGTGCAGCGGTCACAAGGTCTACGGCTTGGCGGAGCTTGGCAGCGTGGAAATCCCTTTGCTCGCAGCCGCTAACATCGACGGCATTGCGTCGCCATTGGGCATTAACGAGATTTCAATGCGTGGCGGCGGCATGGTGCCAGTACGCTACGCCGACACCACATACCATTTCGGCAGCGTCTACGACTTTTCGGAGCAGGATACGGTGTTCGATGTCGAGATGATTGACTGCGTACCCACTGACGGCTGCGTCTTGGAGTGGGTCGATAGCGACGGCTGCCGACGCTACATTGTGGCGAAGATGGTTGCCGACGAAACCACGGCGGAGAGTGTGGGTTTCAACCCCTCGCAAGATGAGAGACCGACGGCGAAGAGGCTGGTGACGGGAACACGCCGACAGATAACGCTATACTTGCACGATGTGGAGCCTGGCGTGCGGCTGCATGAGGTGACGTTCTCGCCCGACATTCGTATCGGCAACGGCACAATCCACGGAGACGAGGCAATGGCGGTCATTCCAGCCTTTGAGAGCATTGAGACACGCAGACAAGCCTCAAACTACACACTAAAATTCTTGTGCAATGATTAAGATTTATATAGGCGGCAAACCGCTGGAAATACCGAGACAAGAGCTGCATTTCTCGTTCTCGAACATGCGTTTCTCTGACGTGCTGGCGGACGCTTACTCCACGGACATGGAAATTCCATTGACGGACGAGAATATCGCCACACTCGACGCTTGGGGACTGCTCGACAGAACGGGGCAGCTCTTTGGCGAGCGTATCGCCTGCCAGGTCGTAACGAGTGTGGGCATGTTCGCAGGGCGGCTCCAAGTGTCTAGCCTCACGGACACCACGGCGACGGCGACGTTGTATCTCTCCGAACTTCCCGAGGCTCTCGACGGCAAAGTCCGTGACATTCTCGCCGACGACGCCAACACAATCCTCGACGTGCTGGCGTGGAAAAACAGAGCCTACGACACGCCCAACACCATAGGACTAATCCACAAAAACCAATACGACGCTTTCAGCCCTAACATCATACGTATGCCCAATGTGGCGATTTCGCAGCTCTACACCAACATCGGCAACGCTATCGGCATGACTATGCCGTTGGTCGATGACACACTTCGTATTGTGCTCTCCCGTATGGTTGTCTGTCCTCAGAATCCTCGCCAGCTCGTCAATCTCTCATGCGACACCACACAATCCGTCTTTTTGGCTGGGCAGCATGTGGCTGACACTATCGAGGACAACATTATCAAGTTCAATCGCACATGTATGGTCAACATGACTATCTACATTAACGGCATTGGGCAGGGGGCTATATATGTGGCTCTCCAAAAAAAAGCTGCTGGCGAGCAAACGTGGAATGATGTGTACAACATACCCACGACAAGCTCCGTTCACGTCGTGCCGTCGTTCTATGTGTCTAACGGGGACGAATTGAGGCTGTATTATCATTCTTGGACGGGCTCCGTGATTCTCGACATGACATTGGGCAACTATGACATACTCCCGACGGACTATGAGACGGCGTTGGAGTACGACCACGGCACAGATTACTCGCTCCCCACATGGTACACGGGCAACGGCGGCTATGTCTATCTCGGCATATACTGCAACCTCCCCGACATCACGCTGCGTGAGCTGCTCTCGGCTATGGCGTGGTACTTGGGCAAAGTCATAGAGGTGGACGCAACGTCGATAATCTACGCCGATAGCGAGAGGACGGCAAGCATTGAGGCGAAAATAGACACCTATAACATCGCCTCGGACGCTTTCGGGCAGCTCTGCAATATCATGGGCGGCAATGACGAGGTGTTCCACTCATGGAGCATCGCCAACACGGCGTTGGAGCCGTCGAAAACGCTCTATAAATCGCCATTCATGTGTCTGTCGAGAAAACAGTACGCCAGCGGCGAGTGGGCGACGATAGACATGTTCGACACGGAATCGCCATACAAGTTCGTCGGATTGGACGGCACGGCTCTGTGCGTGGCTACGACCAACGGCAATGTCGTCTATCTCGCACCCTGCGAGGCTCCCGACACGCTCGGTCTCGACGAGGTGACGAGGGTCATGGAGATAGAGGGTCGCACTATGGAGGACATCCGCCACATGGATTACGTCCTCATCAACGGACACAGATACATGGTCGAGGGCGGCGACCTGGACGAACAAAGCGGATTAATCAAATTCAAAGCCTTATTGATATGAAACACACAATCATCTTCACAATCACGACCATTGCGGCGATATCGCTCTTCGTCGCAGGCTTTTTGGTGCCGCCAATGGGCATTATCGATGGCTCTGTCTTAAAGGCTGGCGGCTTGCTGCTGGGCTTTGCCAGCGTGGCACAAGTCCCCGAGCTGGCGAGGCGTGGCACGGACTTGAAAGTGCAGCACGGGCAGACCTCTGTCACTATCAACAACCCAGACGGAAAGGAGACGGGCGATGAGGACTGAGTGCTGGCTGTGTGACAGCAACCGCTGGAAACACCTCGTCGGAGGCTTTGCTCTCGGCTTGCTGCTGACGTTCCTCTGTGCGTTGGGGTGTGCAGGAGGAATGGAATTCAAAGACCGCCAATGGGGCGGACAATGGGATTGGCTCGACTTCCTTGCCACCATTCTCGGCGGCATGATAGGGCAGGCGGTGCAAGTGTGGATTATAGTCGCAATTTTCTGACGCTATGGGAATGTACTGCCGAGAATGCCAATGGTATAGACCTCAGTGGGGCGAATGCTGCTTCGGCGGCGGCTGGGGACACTACCCCAAGCCCGATGATGAGTGCGAGAGATATACCGACGACACAGAACGGAGCTATGCCCGTGGTAGGGAAATTGAAAATTGAAAATTGAAAGACTATGGCGACATTGAACCAAATAACAAGGGAAGACTATCTGCACGCCGAGGGTGCGCAGATGATGATACGGATGCTGTGCGAATTGTGGCAGAACGACATACTTTCATTCTACCATAAAAACGGCGAGAAAGTGACCGTCGTTAAATGCACCCCGATACAGATGCTCGATGCTATACGGCGTTTCACAGCCGGCGTGCTGAATGCCGACGCATACCTTAAAAACGAAGAGGTTGTCTATTGCCCCGTGTGGGGAGAAAAGAAAGGCAAGCCAACAATTGAAAGAATTGACATACGTGCTAGCGGAAACGTCTGAAACGTAGCGACATACACCGCAGCGGAATAATTCATAACATCAAAAAAAAATCGTGCGAAAAAATCATGAATAATCTAGAAAAGAAAGCGACACGCAAGATATGGGGCATAGTACTCCATTGCACGGCGAGCAAAGAGGGTGACGACATGACAGTCGCCCAAATCGACAAGATTCACCGTCGCAACGGCTGGGCAGGCATTGGCTACCACTTCGTCATTTATCGTGACGGCACAATCCACGACGGGAGGGACATCAACAAGATAGGAGCCCACACGGGCGGCTACAACACTGGCACCATAGGCGTGTGCTATGTCGGAGGACTAGACCGCAACGGCAAACCAAAGGACACACGCACATTGGCACAGAAAAACGCCATGTACCAGCTTGTCAAGCGTCTCATGGAGATATACCCCATTAAGAGCGTCAAGGGACACCGAGACTATTCTCCCGACAAGGACGGCGACGGCAAAATCAGCAAATACGAGTGGATTAAGGCGTGTCCGTGCTTTGAGGTCGCCGACTTCATGGCGGAATACGACCTGAATAAATTACTTAAAAGGTGAGTATTCAGTGAGTACTCACCTATAATAAATTAATGTTATGAGAGCAATAATTATCATCATGGCGGCTCTGCTCATGGTAGGCTGCAAAACGACACAGACCATAGTCGAGAAACCCGTGTACATTCACGACACGACGCAGAGCGTGAGAGTTGAGCGTGATAGCGTCTATGTCGATAGGTGGCACACGATAGAGGTCAAGGGCGACACCGTGCATGTAACCGACAGCGTTTGGGTTGTTCGGTATTTCCGAACCACTGACACCGCCTACAAGTACATCGAGAAACCTGTCAATGTGGAGGTTACGAAGATTCAAGAAGTGACGAAACCGCTTGGCTTTTGGCGTAAGTTACTAATCTACAATGGAATATTTTGGTTTTTGGTTGTAGGCGTTTATTTTGGTTTCAAATTTTGGCGAAAAATCTGATTTCTTAGTCCATTTTTCTGTGTTTTTATTGAATCCGCAAAGAAAAATTTGCGGATTTTTTTGTGTGTCTCCACTAACAGAAAAAGACCCCGTTTGAGGGTCTTTTTTTTTGCCTTTGTGGCTCATTGTGGCACGCCATAGCCGCAAGTCACTGAAAATCCACATCATTTGTTGTCCTACCAGTATTCTCCATTAATGCCTATTAATGTGTATTATTATACTATTAATGTCTGTTTGTCTCGTCTCATCACGTAGGCGGAGACAAACGAAACAGACGTTAATAGGCGTTATCTTGTGGCACGTTTTGTGGCACGGGGGCAATTGTCTGATTCTGTGAGGGTCTGAAATCCGTACCCTCAGGGTCTGAAATCCGGACTTTTTCGGACTCAACTGAAAACAAGTCGTTTAACCTCTTACAATGGCTCTATTGTATGAGGTTAAGTGTTTTGTAGTCAATATTCTGACGTGAAATCGCACTACACAGACTACAACACACTACATGTAGTCTACACCTCGTCGAATTTCGCCATGTTTTTCGCCTTGAGCTCGTCGACGATAGCGACATAGGGTTTCATGGCTTTGAGGTCGGAGTGTCCCGTCCAGCGTGTTATCACCTCGATAGGGATTCCGAGCTGCAAGGCGGTGACGACAAAGGTACGCCTGGCACAATGCGTCGAGAGCAGCGTCCACTTGGGCACTGTCGCCTCGCTGCGGTTGCGTCCGCTATGGGTCGTGATAAGGACAGGCTCGTCGATTCCGCACAAGTCGCCAATCTCTTTTATCGCTCGATTGCTCCATTGGTTGGAGACCGAGGGCAATGCCATGCCGTTGGGCAGCGTCTTGTATCTGTCGAGGATTGCGGCGGAGTGCTTGTTGAGCTCAATCCGCAGCCGCTTGCTTGTCTTTTTGGTCACAATCTCGATATAGGTGTCATGCACATCGGATTGGCGGAGCCGTTGAGCGTCGGAGAATCGCAGCCCCGTGTAGCAGCAGAACACGAACACGTCACGCACGGGGGCGAGAGAGGGGAGCAGGGGAGCGTCCTCAATGGCGTGCAGCTCGTCGAGGGTGAGGTATATTATTTCCTTGTCCTCGAAGTTGCCGCCTTTGAGCTTTGCCGAGTAGGTGAGGTGCAAATCCCCGTCGTAGCGTCCGTTGTCGTGGCACCAGCGGAGCAGCCAGAGCAGCAGTTTCACGTCTTTCGCAATGGTGGTGTTGTTGCGTCCCTGCGAGGCACGGAAAGCGATGAAGTCGTCAATGGTCTTAGCCGTGAGCGTGGAGAGGTGCAGCACGGGGCGGAAAGCGGAGAGGGAGGAGGAGAGGGAGCGAAAGCGGATTATGGTGCCGTCGCTCCATGTGTTCCGTCGGCTCTCCGTAGCCACAAAGGCTCTCAGAGCGTCGAAAAGGTCGTCAGTGGAGTATCTGTCCGCAGCCGTCGGGAAACCCTCTATAATTGCCCTCAGAGCGTCGATACAAGTGTCGGGGGATTGCCTCAGATGTTCCGCAGCTCTGTCGAGCATGGCGTTGAGGCGAGTGTTGAGGGCGTTGTGGTCGGGGTGGGCAGGGAGTACACGCTGCCTGCGGTTGTCCCACTCCGAGGGGGAGAGGGTTATGGCGGTGGCGATATCGTAGTCCTTGTCGCCGAGGTGGCAGCGTAGGCGGAGGGAGATGTTTCCGCTCTTGTTGCGGTGTGCTATGATTCGGACTTGCTGACGCATGATGAGAGGGCGTTGAAGAGGTCGGAGAGCTGGGCGAGGTGGTCGGCGATGTCGGCGAGGGTTTCCGCAATGGGTGCCGACGGTGGTGTGGGTGCGTCGGTGAGCATGTCGCCGTTGCCGAAGTAGAGCCACTCACGGCTGAGTGTGGGGAACGCTGCGAGAATGCCGTCGAGTGTGGAGCGTCCTGCGTGGGACTTGCCGCTGCATAGTGCGGAGACATGCTGGCGGGATTTGCCGAGACGTGAGGCGAAGAGGGCGTTGTTGCCCTCGCAAAGCTCCAGCCTTATACGCCTAATGCGTCGTGTCAGTAATGTGTCTGTCATGGCGGCTATTCTTTGATAAGGTTTACGAGTTTCTCGATTGTGCGTTGCTGGGAGCTTGCAAGTTCGACAAGTCTGTCGATGTTTGCGGAGTTCTCGACCAATGCTTTCCCATTGTGGTGTTGAATCACGTTGCTATTCCCGTTGATATTGTCGGAGATAGTCATATCGCCCTCGCCTGTCAACAGCCAATATGGCGAAATAGCTGGGTATTGTTTGACGATTTTCCGCATGAGCAAGGGCGACAACCCTTTCACTTTCTCATAATAGACAGAATAAATGTCGTCGATTTTTACACCCAAAATTCTTGAAAATTCTGCAAGATTAAGATGAAAATTCTCCAAAATGGCGTCGATTTTCTCTTTGTCCGTAATTTTTTTTTCGTTCATAATAGTTTGTTTTATAGGTTTATAACTTGTTTTGAGGAAATAAAATGAAAATTTTTCATTAAAAAAAACTTGTATATTGAAAAAAATTCATATTTTTGCCGTCGATAAGTTACAAAAGATATTGCAAAAGTAACAAAAATATTGACACAAACAAAAAAAAATAACACAATGGAGACACTGAGATACACAACACAAGAGATTAACTCGACCTTTAAAATCAAGGTCAATGGACGGGTCGAGGGCAGAAAGCTCAACATCTTGGTCGGCGTGAGCGGAGCGGTGGAGCTTGTGGGCGAGGCAATGCTCAACAAGATGCTCGACCGAGCATTCAGCAGCATGGGAGACGTGTGCGTCTGCAAGCTCCGCAGGGGTGTGAAGTTCAGTTTCTATGTGCATTAATTATAAACCCTATAAAAACCCAATCAAAATGAAGTATAAACTAACAGATGAAACGATAGAGCATGAGGGCAGGACACTGCACCGCATAGAGGCTCTAATCGACTTCGCCAACATTAAAAAAGGCGACAAAGGAGGATATGTCGAGAGAGGAGAGAATCTCTCGCATAACGGCGACGCATGGGTCTGGGGCAACGCAAAGGTCTATGGCAACGCAGAGGTCTATGGCAACGCAGAGGTCTATGGCAACGCAGAGGTCTATGGCAACGCAGAGGTCTGTAGCAACGCAGAGGTCTGTGGCAACGCAGAGGTCTGTGACAACGCAAAGGTCTATGGCAACGCAGAGGTCTATGGCAACGCAGAGGTCTATGGCAACGCAGAGGTCTGTGGCAACGCAGAGGTCTGTGGCAACGCAGATTATATCGTATTCAAGAATTGGTGGAGCAGTGGGAGGTATTTCACATGGACACGCTCCAACGACATGTGGCGAGTGGGTTGCTTTTACGGCACAGGCAAAGAGCTGGTCGAAAAGGCATACAAAGACAGCGAAGATAAGGGTCGCAACTATGAGCTGATAGTTAATTACGTTGAACAGATAAAAACCCAAGAAAAATGAACGAAAACGAAATCAGAGAAAAACGAGAGGCGGCTATCGCAGGGCTGACCGAAATTTTGAGACACACCCCTTTCACTATGGAGCTGAAAGTGGTCAAAAAGCCGAAAGGTATCACTATCATCTATGAGGTGACAAAGGAACACCTCGACAACTTCATGCAAACCTATAAAACCCAAGAGCAATGACAACACTTGTTTTTATGTACAACAACGGCGGCTACATCACCGTGACCGCACCGAAATCAACCCCAGTCAAGGACGCTATCGAGATAGCGAGACAGAGCATGCCGCAGGGTGCGACGATGTTCCGCCAAGTGGCTCGCAACTACCGCAGCGGCTGGATTAAGTAACAGAGTAATCAACCCAAAAAACAAATATCATGGAATTAGTAGAATTTATCGAAAAGCGAAATGCTTATAGAAAAGCAAAAATCTTCGCCACGGAGCAGAGAGACCGAATGGTATCAGAGGCTAGGACAGAGTGCGACAACCGTCTGACCAACCTAAGGAGACAAATGGACGAGGAAAGGGCACGTATAAGGCGACAAATGGACGACGCAAAGGCAATCCTGCGGTCTGTCATCGACCAGAGAAACAGACAGTGCAACGAGATAATCAACGACGCTCTCAACGAGTTTCAGCAGGCGGAGAGAGAATATCTGGAGCAGAATCCGCAGGTGTCGCTCAAAGACCTTTATACCCATTAGCAAGGCAACCCCGAGCCGCCAGCGGGGGAACGCTGGAAATAAAACGCCACAAGTGGTATCAAACCCACCTCGGGGATAAAGCATTTTTCATCATTTGTGAAGTTTTGGGTCTGTCGTTGGGAAACGGCAGATTTTTAGGAGAAAATCAAAGATTAAAGCAAAATAAAGTAAAAGTAAGACAGAAACGTAATCATTGTGTTAACACCCGTCACGTCGGGAGACATGCGGGTTTTTAACAGACAAAAAAGAGAAAGTAATGAAAGACCCCAATCTATTAGCAAGAAAAGAAAAGCGAGACCGCAGAGCCGCAGAGCTGGCGGTGGAGCTGTGGAGGAGTGGCAGATGTGCCACAAAGGACGCCGCAAAGCAGATGGCGGCAAAGAAGTGCAATTGCAGCACTCTCACGGTATGGAGAGCAATGCGAAAACTCAATGTAACATGGTAGACCCCAACACAAGAATCATTGACATGACGCTCGCCGACCTCTTGGCGGTCATAGACGAGCGTATGGCGAGCAAGGAGCAGGCAAGCACGCTGCCGTCGGTGGTGTATGGCTATGAGGGCGTGCAGAAGATATTCAAGTGCTGCCGTGAGACGGCTCGCAGCATCGTCAAGAGCGGTCGCATTGACGCAGCCATTACGAGGGTGAGCCCTCGCAAAATCATGATTGACACAAACAAGGCTAAAAGCCTATTAAATAATCATTAACCAACAAAAACACACAACTATGAGTATCTTTAAAAAGCCTTATGAGCGTGAGGCGAAACAGACGCTCAACATCTTAATCTATGGTCGTCCAGGTATCGGCAAGACCACGCTGGCGTGTGGTGCCGAGGGTGCTTTCCTTATCGACCTCGACAGAGGTATAGACCGTGTGCCAATACAATACCAAGCTGGCGACATCGCAGAGCCTGCCAACTGGGAGGAACTCATGGAGGCTGTCGACTACATTGCCACGGAGCCGAGGGCGAAAGTGATAGTCATAGACACAATCGGAAAGCTGCTCGATTTGGCTGTGGACTACATCAGACGCACACGCCCCAACCTCATGCAGAACGACGGCACACCGAGCCTCAAAGGCTACGGCGAGAGAAACACCATGTTCAAGAACTTCCTCTCCCGTGTCAACTCGCTTGGTCGGTCGGTGATTTTCGTAAGCCATGAGGTCGAGGACAAAGTAAAGCTCAACCGAGAAGAGGTGACTATCATGCGACCCAACATCACGGGAGGCAACCGCAACGAGATAATCCAAGACCTTGACCTCATGGGCTACATGTGCATGGTCAACGACCAACGCACAATAACATTCGACCTCAACGACAACATTCTCGCCAAGAACAGCCGCAACATTCACGGAGCTTGGGACGAAAAGACGAAACGCTATCTCCCCATCTTGATTCCGCCGCTGGGAACAGGGGCGAATGTGTTCATGGCTCAGATGGTGTTCGGTGCCAACGCCGAGTACTTGGAGCAGCGTCGTAGGGAGATGGAGGACTACGAAGAGACTATGGGCGTGGTCTCCGCCAAGATAGAGGCATGCGAGAACGCCGAGGACATCAACGAGACTATGGAGATGTTCGCCTCTGAGACGTTCCACTTCCCTCTCAATAGCAAGATGAGGGCAAAGGCGATGATAGCCAAAAGGGCGGAGCAGCTTGGATTGAAGTTTAACGCTAAATCGAAAGAATATGAGGACTTACAGAATATCGCCCAGTCTGCTGAATAATTTCAGCGACTGGCTCAACGCCGACGAGCTGTACGAGAAGTTTTGGGGCAACAGCGCCTCTCCCTCTGTCAGCTTTGAGGACTTTGAGAAAAAGCAGTTGGGCGAGTTGCTCGACTACATCAACCGTGAGCCGCAGGAGCCTAACGAGGCGGCGGACAGAGGCACGTCGCTCAACGAGATTGTGGACTGCCTCATCGGAGCCACACCCAACCCACGCACATGCACATGGGAAAAGCGTGAGGGTTTCTATGTGGCGAACCGCAACTGCTTTGAGTTCATCTTCGACGGCAATCTGGTCGAGGATTTGGCGAGAATGTTCCGCACGGCTTTGCCGCAGTATCATCTGGCGGCGAAATACATGGTCTCGGACTACATGGTAGAGCTGCACGGCTACGCCGACTATATTCTGCCCACGCAGATTTACGACCTCAAAACCACAGGCAGATATGAGGGCGAGAAATACGCAGGCAATTGGCAGCGTCACGTATACCCACTCATCGCCGTGGACGGCATGAGCATGACAAGGTGCGACGCTTTCCGATTCCTCGCCGTGGAGTGCAAGAAAGGGCGTGACGGGGTTATAGGCGGCAAGGTGTGGACTGAGACCTACGACTTCAACATCGAGGAGAGCCGTGCGAAAGTCATGAGCTTTATACGCTACCAAGTCGTTCCCCAGCTCGATATATGGCAGCAAAAAGGATTAATCAAAAACCAAACCATAATAACAGAATAGCGATGGACAATACATTGAACAAAGACCTAGCGACGCAGATACTGCACGACGAGTGCGGACTGCCGCAAGACGTGGCGGCGGCAATGGCATATATGTGTGGAATGATTAATGACTATCGGACAAATGAGAGACAAGCGGAGCAGAGAGCAGCCCAAGCCAGTGCGGAGGATTAAGTGCGGAGACTGCCGTCACTTTCGCAGGGACACAGAGGGTCGCAGCCTTAGCAAGGAGGGAGTTTTTTATATGGGTTTATGCTCCCTCGGGCTGCACCCCGACAGTCCCGTCAAACAGTTCGCCGACAAGATGAGAGAGTGCGAGCAATGGGCGAGACGCTGAAATTTGCCCGTAAATCGACAAACTCGCTCCGAGATGTATAAATATACCCAAAAGAAAAGAAATCGCAACAGAGGGCGAATTTTGCCCAAATAACAACAAAATGTGGTACATCAAGATATATGACTTCATGATTACGCAACTGCACCTAAAAGGATTTGAGTTGCTGGTGTACGCTTGGTATTTTGCTTGGCAAGAAAGCGGACAGACACTCAACCTTAATCAAGGGCAAGTGGCGGAGATGTTATCAATGAGCCGTCCCCAGATGAGCAACATCTTGAAAAGGCTCAGCGAAAAAGGTCTTGTGAGTTATAAAAACAATAACATCGTAGTTACAAAATTTATAACTCCGCAGAATGATGAAAGTTATAAAATTTATAACTCTGAGTTACAAAATTTGCAACTTCCAGTTACAAAAAATATAACTCCTAGTTACAAAAATTATAACTTCACTATAAATAATAATATAAAAGATAATTTAAAAGATAATTTAAAAGACTGTCAGATTGCTGACGCAACTGACGGGCAAAAAAAATCCCCTAAAAAACCCATAGAGGGAGACACAAAAAAAGAAAAAGAAAAGTTGCGGAAAAAGAAAAGCCCCTCGATAGTCACGGAGTGCCGCCGCCATTGGGAGGAGCATTACAAGCAATCCAAAGGCGTGGAGTACTACTACACGGCAAAGGACGCCGCTGCGGTCAAACAGATTCTCGACAAGATAAGATTCTGCATGCCCGAGGCGGAGCGAGACCATGAGGACATCGTACTGGCGAACTTCAAGGCTTTCGCCAACGCCATATTCTACGGGGGCAGGATTGACGGCTGGCTGCGTGACAACCTATCTCTCTCTCTCATCAACTCCAAGTTTAACGAGATACACAACCAATTGAGAAATGGAAAATCAAGAAAAGACACAGACAACGGCTCTAACGCTGACGACAGAAGAGTATCGAAAGATTTCCTTGCGGAGCTCATGCGAGCAGCTGGAGGAAAGGTATAGCGTGGAGCGTATCGGCGAGACGTTCCGTGATGTCGTCACCATGCGTCAGTGCATGGAGCTGACGAGGACGGGCGAGCAGCCGACACTCTTGGCGATGTACCATGCCAAAGGCTACGAGGCTAACGTGGTGGCAATGGTGGCGGCACACATAGCGGCACTCGACATCTTTCTGCACCTCAAAAATGGGCTGAGCACTGATGAGGTCATCGAGACCGCCAAGAGTATAGTGGAGACCTACGGGGGAGCTTTGTCCTTTGCCGACATCAAAGTAGTGTTCGACAATGCCCGCAGGGGTGCTTACGGCTCGTTCTACGAGCGTCTGAGCAGCGTCGAGATAATGCGGTGGTTTGGCGAGTGGTTTGACAAGCGTACATGCACCGCCGAGGCGGATTCCGTGGGCGAGTATGAACGCAGCCTGCCGAGGGACAGACACAACGAGCGACGCAAGGGCAAACCCGTGACGGAGTTCGACGATGTATACTTAAAGTACTTAGAAACAATAACAAAAACATAAAAACAATGCAAGAAAAAATGACTATTGCCCAGCGAGTGACATATGTCCTGTCGGGCGGCGAAAAAATCACACAAGATGTAGTGGAAGATTTTCCCTTAGTAAAGATTAATCAAAAAATGCAGAGTGGCGAAATGATATTGCTCAAAGGACAAGTCAGCACAGCCATGATAAACCCCAAGTATTTGGCTGCGGTGATGGTAGAGGACAAGGAGGTGGAGCTATGACGATGTGCGACACATGTGCGTTGGCTTGCGACGAGCGTCACGGCTGGGAGGTGCTGCACAAGTGCCGTGTCACTGGCGAGCTACGCCCCTACCGAGTAAAGAAATGCAGAAACTACGACCAAAAGCAAATAAAAACACATCATGGACAGAATCAACATGGAATTGGAGCGTGTGATACGCCACTATGTCCGCATGACGGCAGAACGGCTAAGCCATGCCGAGGACTATGTGTGCAACGCTCACAAGTACAAGGTGACGAAAGATACAGTGCGGACGCTTGTCGCCGAGCTGGTGGCACGAGAGCCCAGAGCATTCGTTGAGGGGCTGACCACGGAACGCTGGCACCGCATGGAGCTGACGGGCAAGGGGGACAAAGCAAACCCCTATGAGGTGCAATGGCGGCATGACTATTTCCCTACAATATAATAATCAACAAACAAATAACAACAACCATGATAGCATACGAATTAATGATTGGCGACTGGGTGCGATGCCGCACCGACAAAAAACCATTCAAGGTTGAGCAGATAGACGGGATTGAAGAGCAAGTCTATGGCGATGACGGTTTCTTTGTCGATATAGCCGAATTGGAGCCGATACCGATAACCGAGGATTTTCTCGAAAAGAACGAATATCAACGCATGGAGTATACAGACCCGTGGAACGGCAAGATACATGTGCAGTACATGTTAGAAATCGGCAATATGGACAGCGTGATATACGTGCCCGATAGCCACTGCCTATTCGCAAAGCATATGATGGGAGGACGTTACGAGATTGACAACGTAAAAAGTGTACACGAAATGCAGCACGCCCTTAGAATTGGCGAATTTAATCACATCAATATTAACCTTTAAAAACACAAAAACAATGGATTACATCAACAAGAAAGTTATTGTCCGCTGCAACAGAGCGGGCGTGTTCTACGGAACATTGAAAAATTACGACTCGACAACCCGTGAGGCTGTCATCGCTGACTGCCGCCAGCTGTGGTACTGGAGCGGAGCCGCCTCACTCATGGAGATGGCGACAAGCGGTGTCAAGAGACCGAGAGAGTGCAAGTTTACCGTCGTCGTCCCCGAGGTGGCGGTCATGGAGGTTATCGAGGTGCTCCCGGTGTCGGAGCAAGCACAGAAGTCAATCGAGGAGGTGGCTATATGGAGAGCTTAGAGGAGAGGATTGAGGCTTTTCTGAGCCGCAGCGATGGCTTTGGCGATGGCTATGGCTATGGCTATGGCTATGGCGATGGCGATGGCTTTGGCTTTGGCTCTGGCTATGGCTATGGCGATGGCTTTGGCTTTGGCTCTGGCGATGGCTATGGCGATGGCTATGGCGTTAAGAGCTACAACCGCCAGACAGTACACATGATAGACGGCGTGGCGACGATTATCACCTCGGTCGTTGGCAATACTGCAAAGGGCTACATCCTGCGAGCGATGGAGCTGACGCAATGCTATTTCGCCAAGTGCGGCGACTACTTCGCCCACGGCGAGACAAGGGAGGCGGCTATGGCTGACGCACAGCGAAAATACGACGACAACAAGCCCGAGGAGGAGCGTATAGCCGACTTCATCGGAGAGTTCCCGACGCTGGATTCCGTGGTGCCATGCAGCCGCCTCTTTGTCTGCCACAACAGGCTCACGGGGAGCTGCGAGATGGGACGCAGGGAGTTCTGCCGCCTCCACGGTATCAATGTCGAGAGCGACAGCATGACGGTCGCCGAATTTATCAAAGTAACCAAGAACGAGTACGGCGGAGACACCATTCGCCGGCTAGAACAAGAGTATCAATCACTTAAAAACAAAGAATCATGACAAGAAAAGAACTGGCGACACTCGTCGCAAAAGAATTGAAAATGCAGCCCAATGCGGTTGACGCAGTTATTGACGGAATCAACTATTACATCGTTAAGGCGGTAGCCGAGGGCGACACGGTGTACATGCGTGGGTTCGGCTGCTACAAGAGCAAAATCCGCAAGGCAAAGCTGGGACAGAACATCAAGAAAGGCGGCACGGTACAGATACCCGCACGCCGTGTGCCAGTGTTCAAGCCTTACAAACCCTTTCTCGGACAAGTTAAACTCTGACGACTTGGGCTATATGGCGGAGGTGGTCACAAACCAATGGTACGACGCTACAATCTTCAAGCCGTGGCGTGGTCGTGAGGTGCTTATCGAGTTGAGCAACGGCGAACGCTGCACGCTCATATGGAACGGCATATACTGGATTGACCCCGTGAACTACGTCCGCCAATGGTATAGCCCTCTCGGGCTGCACCCAGCCTACTTCTACATCTACGAGAGGAGAGTATCATGAGACACATCGAAGAGACCACACAAGAGCATTGCGTCCGCTGGTTCTCGCTGCAATACCCCGAGTACGCCATGCTGCTGCACCACTCTCCCAACGGGGGAGCGAGAAACCCACGAGAGGGGGCGAGATTCAAACGCATGGGCACCCGTGCGGGATTCCCCGACCTCGTGTTCCTCTTGCCGAGGGGCGGACACCCGTACCTCTGCATAGAGTTCAAGGCTGACAAGGGGCGGCAGAGCGACGCACAGAGAGATTATCAGAGAGCCGTGGAGAGCGTCGGCGGATTGTACGCCCTTGTGCGGTCGTTCGATGAGTTCTACACATTAATCAACGAATACATCGAAGAGCGATGAACACCAAGAATGTACAGGTATGTTATAACGAGCGTGCCGCCATAGTCGAGGCGGCAAACCACATCTACGACGAGTTGGAGGAGATGGAGGACAACTACGGCAAGGTTAAAGCGAGGAGCAACGCCGACTACCGACGGCTCGCCAACATAGCCTACTGGCTCCGCAACCTCTCAAAAAAACTCGCGCAATAAAAAATCAACAATTTCGTTTCTAACGCAACAAAATAATTACATCAATGAACATTTTTGCAAAAATAGCAAGGGATAGACATGAAGAAAAGAAACAATATGTTACGGTTTTGATAATCAGCGGCAAGTCGCTCAAAGAAGCAGACGCAGAAGCGGAGCGTTATATGGTCGATAATTACGGCAAATACTGGCAAAGTGGAATGCCGCCGAATTATAAGCCGCTAATGCCGTGCGAAATTAACGAACCGAAGAAATCATTTATTCAACGTATAATAGACCTTTTCCAAATCAATGAGTAAAGTATCAACCAAGACAAAGAAATCGCAGCAGACGGCGGAAAAACCGCCAAAAAACGACAATGAAATTCAAGTCTATGAAGCGAAAATCAGCGACTTGATTCCCGACGACAAGAACTTCAACAAAGGCACAGAGTACGGTCAAAAACTACTCGAGGACAGCATGAGGAAGTTCGGAGCGGGACGTTCTGTCCTGTTGGACAAGAACAACAGACTGATAGGCGGCAACAAGGCTTCGGAGACAGCTGGAGCTATTGACATCAATGACGTGATTATCGTCGAGACGGACGGCACCAAGCTCGTCGCTGTCAAGCGCACGGACATCGACCTCGACACAGAGCAAGGTCGTGAAATGGCTCTCGCCGACAACGCCACATCGGCGGCGAACCTCGAATGGGACGAGGACGCTATCAGAGCCATGCAGGACGAGCTCGACAACTTCAACCCAGAGGACTGGGGAGTGCACTTCGACGACACGCAGGACGATGAGGACGAGGTGGCGAGAAAAGAGAGAGAGTTCAAGGAACGCATCGCCGCTGGCGAGATTTCCGAGGAGGACGAGGAGTACCAAGAGTTCCTCGACAAATTCAAGCTCAAAAAGACCACCGACGACTGCTACACTCCCGACCCCGTATACAACGCCGTGGCTCGCTGGGTCATGGACGAGTACAACGTCAACCGCAAGGACTTCGAACGCCCATTCTACCCTGGCGGCGATTACAAAAAGCACGTATACCCCGACGGCTGCATAGTCGTAGACAATCCGCCTTTCTCAATCCTCGCAGAGATACTGCAATTCTACTCTCAACGCAAAATAAAATTCTTCTTGTTCGCTCCGACACTGACGCTCTTCTCTTCTTCTTCTTCTTCTGCTTCTACGGCGATACCCGTGGGTGTTCCCGTCATCTATGAGAATGGTGCCAGCGTAAACACATCATTCCTCACCAATCTAGAAAACCCAAGCATAAGGCTGCGTTCGGCTCCGACGCTTTACAAGGCTGTCGCCGAGGGCGTTGAGGAATTTATGAAAGAGAAACGCAAGGAGATACCCAAGTACACATACCCCGACAACATTATCACGGCTCCCTTTGTGGCTCGTCTCAGCCATTACGGCGTGGATTTCCAAGTGGGCGTGAGAGAGAGCGAGAGTATCAACCAGCTCGACGCTCAAAAAGAGACGGGCAAAGGGATATACGGCAAAGGCTACATCGTCGGCGAGAAAGCAGCGGCAGAGAAAGCAGCGGCAGAGAAAGCAGCGGCAGAGAAAGCAGCGGCAGAGAAAGCAGCGGCAACACACTGGACACTCTCCGCAAGGGAAATGGAAATAATAAAAAGGCTATCAAAGTAACCCTCTAACTACTATCTAACTACTATGAGCAAGTCACCGCAACCCATGCCGAGTGGCATGGAATACACAGAGCCGAGAACGGCACCCAGACCAAGCAAGGCACGCCACAAGTACAACCCCATTCCGCTTTTGATAGCAATCCTAACGGCGGCTCTTTTCCTAATCTTGGCGAACTCATAGCGAACCCACACCAATAAAACATCATCATCATGGCACAGAATAACAACCAATACACAACGGCGTTAATAGAGGCGGTCAAACGCCACAGAGGCAGACCAGCCAAGTACGAGACAGCAGACCAGCTCTTCGACAAGTTCGTCGAGTACATCAACCTCATCATGGCGACACCATACGAGCGTAACATCGTCAGCAAGATTGGACGTGGCTCCAAAGGCGACACATCGTCGGCGGCAAAACTCTCCGTGACACGCTGCCCAACGCTATATGGATTCTGTGTTTTCGCTGGCATTAACGAGACTTTCGCCCAGTTCAAAAAGGATTGCGCCAAACGCAAGGACGGACAAGATTTCTCCACAGTCTTATACGTGATAGAGACCACGATATGCGACTGGCAGGTGCAGGGGGCTATGGTGGGAGAGTACTCCGAACGCCTCACGGCACGCCTCAACGGCATCAAGGAGCAGTCGGAGCTCGATGTCAACCAACGCAAGACCACGATATCGTTCGAGGACTACACTCGCATGCTCAACGGCGAGAAAATCGAATAAAACAAGGGTACAAGGTTTTTGTTGTATATGTAGTGTTTTTGTTGGGCTGTCCCTATCATCGGGGGCAGCCTTTTTTATTGTCCTACATCAAAAAAAATCAACAATTTGCTTGCGTTATCAATAAAAGGCTTTATATTTGCATCTGAGACCAAGCCTAAAAATTGTACTTTTTTTATTGAAAATGAGAACTATTAATCTCCCCGAGACATATCGCAACTTCTTTCTCGACTGCGACAAGAGCCGTGTGCGTCACATTTTGTTGCAGGGAGGGCGACGCAGCCGTAAGACGTGGAGCACCATCGAAAAGCTCTACGCCACGGGCTGTCTCTTGGGGGGTCTCACAATCCTAGTATGCACATACCAGTTTCCCACCTTGCAGCTCACAATCCAGGACTTCGAGGAATGCATGGGGGTACAGGTCGGCGGCTCGCTGCGTCACGGCTACCACGCCACGACGGACGGCAACACCCTCTGGCAGTTCAACCACTTCGACACTCGCAGCAAGGCACAGGGCACGCAGTGCGACATCTTGTTCGTCAACGAGGCTCTGCAAATGCCCGAGAGCGTGGCGAAAACGCTGCTCATGGGTTGCCGCTGGCAGGCATACTACAACTACAATCCCACCGACGCAGGCTGGGTGCAGCATCTCGACAACTCCGCATTGCTCCGCACAACGTTTAAGGACAACCCCTATCTCACGGCGGCACAATTGGAGGAGTTTGAGAACATCAAGGAGAGAGCCTTGCGACCCACTGCGTCACGCTGGGACAAGTACCAATACAGAGTGTTCTACTTGGGCGAGTTCGACCAGTTCGTCGGCAAGGTGTTCCACTCGCTGAAATCGTGCAGCGTGGAGGACTATCAGCAGGTGCCAGCGGCGGAGGCTTTCGGCTTGGACTTCGGCTTTGCCACCGACGGCGACCCCACTACGCTTGTGGGCTGCAAACGTCACGGCAACGACCTCTATTTCCGCCAGTACATCTATGAGCGTGGACTGACGAGCGACAAGGAGCTTGCCCAGCGTATCATCGCCAATGGGCTGAACTACGCCACGCCAATCTGCGCCGACTATGGCGGCATGGGCAAGGGGAGAATCCACAACCTACGCACGGCGGACAACGGCACATGGACGGGAGAGCTCGCAAAGGGTCTCAGCGTCTACAACTGCTATAAGACTGGCATATTGGACGGGCTCTCGCAGCTTTTGACGCATGACAATATCATCATATGCGAGGGCAGCGACCAGCTACGGAACGAGATGGAGCATTACTCCATAGACGAGGGCGGCAAGCCTCACGGCGAGGACCACGCCATTGACGCAGGGCGATACGCATACAATTACGCAAAAAGGAATTTCGCATGATACTAGACTATACACAATTAATGGCAATGGGTTTCCGCATTGGGCGAGACATACCGCAGGCAACCGTCGAGCTCGCTATCGAGACGGCGGAAATGTACTACGTCAAGCCCAGCGTAGACACTGAGACCTACGAGACGCTAATCACGCTCGAGAGCGATTCCCCTCTGCTTGTCGGAGGCGAGTACACCGACAGCAAGGACGGAAAGCACTACGTTGCGGGCATGAGAAAGGCTTTGGCACACATCGCCTACGCCGAGCTGCTCCGCATGAACATCAACGCCACCACTTTCGGCAGCGTGCAGAAAACCGACGACAGCAGCGAGAACGTGAATCCAGCCGAGAACATCAAATACCACCTTGCGGTGGGGTTACAGTACGCCCGTGAGGTTGTCGTCGCTCTGGGGGCGAAATGGACGGCAACAACGGGCGTTAATCGTGAATCATACTACACAAGGAGAAAGGAGGGAGCATGGCGTTAAGAGACATCTTCCGACGCAAGTCGCAGAACAGCGTCAACCACGTGCAGAAGATAGGGGCAATTAACTTCTTCTCGCAGTTCGTCAGCCGCAAGCAATATAGCAACATATACTACTGGCTTGTCATCAACAGAATATTCCGAGGCTTGCAGAATGTCCGCTATTGCCTCAATGACGAGCAGACGACCGACAAGAATCGCATGACACTCGCCGCCTTGCTCATGTTTTTCAACACCAACCTCACGGCTATGGTGTGGCAGATGTGGAACTACGGCTTTGTCGTCCTCGACATCAACGAGCGTGGGCAATGGTACATCGTGGACGCTGGCGACAACTCAATCCGCACCGACGGCAACGGCAGCGTCATGGGCTACCGCTATGTCCTCTATTCCGAGCCGTATATGTACCTACGCAAGACCGACCGCCAACTCATCGGCGAGACACTGGGGGCAATAGATGTGTTCAAAAACTCCGACATCTATCTGACCAAGACTTTCGGTGCTTTCGGCATACTCAGCGGCACCGAGATGGGCATTAACGCAGCCGACAAAGAGGAGTTACAGGCACAGCTCAAAGAGAGGGCGGGCACCGTCGAGGCGAAAGACCAGTTCATCATCAGCAACTCCGCACTCAATTTTCATCAGATAGACTTCAAGATTAAGGAGTTGCAGCTCCCCGAAAAGGTCAAGGAGGAAGTCAAGGTTCTATGCGGACACTTCGGCGTGCCTTACGACCTCATCCCCATGAGCGGACAATCGACCTACGCCAACCAAGCGGCGGCAATCGTGGACTTCTATCGCAACTGCATCATGCCCCTCGCCGAGCAGATTCTCTCGCTGGGGCGTTACATCATCAAATGCAAGTACGTCACAATCCCCACATCGGCGTTGACATTCACCATTGACAACGTTGCCGAGCTTGCAGACGACAGGACTGCCGCTATGGATTACAAGCTCAAAGTCGCAGAGCTGGCGAAACAAATGCGAGAGATGGGCATGGAACTGCCCGAGTACATAACGAAAGAACTCAAAGAGGAATAAGACCATGAAACTAGTAAGAAAAGAGCTACGCTTGAATGCGTTGAAACTGACCAATACAAGGACGAGCAAGGACAACGACGATTTGCTCATCATCGAGGGCTACGGCTGTCATTTCGACACCGTAAACGGCAACCGTGAGGTCGTGACCGAAGAGAGCTTTAAAGAGTTTTTCGACGAGCTGAAAAAGGGGCGGCAAATGCCTTACTTCAACTATCAGCATAACCCGTCGGCAATCATAGGCGGCTGGGATTCGATAGAGAGCGACGGCAAGGGGCTTGTCTGTGTGGGACACCTCAACAAGCGTGTCGCCCTTGTGCGTGATACCGTCCTCCCGTTGGTGGAGAGCGGCGACCTCGCAGGGCTCTCGACAGAGGGCTACGCCATGGGCTACTATGACGATAGCGAGGACATCTGGCACGCAAAGAAGTTCATGCTCTTGGGCATCTCGCTAGTGTCATTGCCCGCCGACTTCGCCGCCGAGATGGTCGTCCGCAACAACATGCGTATCGAGCGAGAGCGGAAAGAGGACGAAAACAATTTATTAATCAATCTTTTATAATCATTTAATTATTTGACTATGAAAAAGAAATGGAACGCAATGGCGAAGTATCTCGACGATAGAATCGCCACTATTGAAAAATCATTGAACGCTCTGAGCGGCGACGCTAAGACCGCAGCCACCGAGAGCTTGAACCAGCTGAAAACCTTGCGTCAGTCGATGAACGACCTCGCAGAGGACGACCCCGACAGCCTCGACCAATTCAAGCAGGATGTCACCGACGCTCTCGAACGCATTGACAAACGCATGAACGAGTTCGCCTCGCAGATTGAGGCGTTGCAGGAGCGTGTCGGCGGCAACGAAGAGACCGAAGAGGCAGCCAACAAGCTAATGGGCAAGAAAGCCGCCAACTATCTCGGCAGCGAGGCAGCCACACATGACTTCTGTGAGGCTATGCGTAACAGCAAAAACGGCGACCAGTTCGCAGCCAACTGGCGTGAGCGTCTGTCCTCTAACGGCATCACCATCGCCGAGGGCAGCGAGGACGCTTTCCTCCCCGACGCAGTGCGTGGAGCAATACAGGACGCATGGGAAAAGCCTGGCAACTGGCTCGCACGCCTTAAAAACACCGGTGCTAAGGCATTCCAAATCCGCCTCAACAGCAGCGACCAAACCGCCGAGGGCAGCCGTGCCAAAGGTCATCAGAAGGGTGCCAGCAAGGCAGACGAGAGTCTGACCTTTGTCGCAAAGAAAGTCACCCCACAGATGATTTACAAGAAAATCCCTATCGACAACATGACCATCTTTGAGGACGACGGCAGCCTGCTCCGCTACATCGCCAGCGAGCTTGTCTCGCAGTGGCAGATAGAGGTCGAGCGTGCAATCCTCGTCGGCGACGGTCGTCAGGACAACAGCCCCAACAAGATTAGCTCCGTCGAGGCAGTCGTGGACGCTACCAGCACCTACGTCACCAAAGTGACCCACAGCGAGAGCGAGAAGCTCATCGATGAAATTGTCACCATGCTTGAGGGAATCAAGGCAGAGGGCAACATCACTCTCTTCATCTCCAAACCTACCCTCAACCAGCTCCGCCGCATCATGCTCAGCGACACCAGCACACCTCAGTATGTCGCACAGAGCATCGTCGCCGAGCAGCTTGGCGTTGCCGAAATCATCACCACCTCTTTGCTTGGTGACGACTATCTCGCCATCGCTATGGTACTCGACAAATACGTCACCGTCGGCTCTATCAATCCCGCTTTCGTGGAATGGGAGGACTACAACACGAACACCAAGTACTATCGTGTTGAGATTCCTTTCGGCGGTGCTATCGAGGCACCCAAGTCGGCGGCAGTGCTTTTGGCGGCTGAGTAAAATTTCGACGCTAACGGGCGAACGTGGGGCGGCGTGATATGTTGTCCCACCAAAGCCCTTAGTTATTGTTAAACGGCAAAAAATCGACAAAAAAATGGCAATATGTGAACATCTTATCAAGTCGGACGTCGTAGCCAACTGCTCAAACCCCATCTTCGCAGGCTTGGAGCCACTGGGCTACATCATGAACAGAGCCGACATTGACAGCTTTACAGAGGCTGACGGCGTGGTATCAAATATCACGCTGAAAACGGGCAAAAAAGCCTATCACATTCAGCAGATGGGCTCGCAGCCTTTTAACGGCACCAACACCGAGATGCAGAGCGGCGACTTCATGAACACGTTCAACAAGGTCGCATCGTTCATCATTCTCGACAACGGCAGCAAGGTATCTACCGACATCATCGACCCCATGAGCAACGGCGAGTTCGTTATTGTGCTTGAAAACAAGTACAAGAATTCCACAGGCGAGGCTTTCGAAATCGTGGGTCTCGACAGAGGTGCCCGTGCCACCGCTATCACTCGCAACATGTACGAGAATAACGCTGGCTGGCAGTGCGAGCTGACAGAGAGCGAGGTGAGCAACTCTGCGAAGTTTTTCTTCGACACCGACGCAGCCACCACTCGTGCGGCATTGGAGGCTCTCTGTGCATGATTTGAGGGTTAATAACAATTCAGTGAGGGGACTGGGAGCAATTCCCCGTCCCTTTTTTTCAACGCCAAAACAACCAAAATCAAAGCCAAATGGACGCAAACATCGAAAAAACAATAATAGGCTTGCTCACTGACCGCAAGAGCCTCAGCGACGATGAAAAGGCGACGATAAAGAGCATGTGCAAGGAGGCGGGAATCAAAATGCGATTCAGCAAGAACTGCCCCAACTGCTACGAGGACGCTCTCGTCGTGCTGGCTTGCCACTATCAAGTGACGTACAAGTCGAGACCTCTGACGGCTAGCGGAAATTATTACTTCATGCCCAAAGGCGAGCATGTGGTATGGGTCAAGCGAGGCATAAAGAAAGTTTTGGGTGCGTACTCGACCGACGAGCAAATCCAAGATTTTGTCAGAAACAATCCGCTGCAAAAGTACTTTGTCCCCGTCACCGCTGACGTGGCTATGGGCAAGGTCGAGCAGCCAAAGAAAGAAACGGAGGAGGACGACGATGATTAAGAACAAGCACGGCATTCTCTTGCCCGACACTCCCGTCATGCGTGAGCTCATTCCGAGGCTCCCCAACGAGACACCGCTATCGGTCAAGGTCAGATACTTCGTCCTTGCCGATAACGATTACAAGTGCATTGCCACCGAGGACGACGCACTCATAGAAATCACGAATCGAAAACTTAGTAAAACTTTGAAACCATGAACGAGAACGAAATAGAAATCATAAGAGCGATGGACTTGCCCGAGTATGAGGGCAATCCTAAGGACGCCAAAATGCTCGTCACCACGCCCGAGGGCGTGAAACAGATGAGCGGCGAGGCGTACCCACAACTAGACACCACCACCGCAGCCGAGGGCGACATTCCCGAAGTCGGCGAGGGCGGAAACCTTGTCGGCAGCGGAATCAAAGCCGAGAACGTCGCACAAAAGGACGGCTACTATGCCCGAATGACGGTGGGAACCGCCGAGAACCTGGAAAGCTGGGAGGGCGAGGCTATGAGCCGCGACTATGTGCAGACCTCCTATGTGGAGACCACCGGCGGCGACATCAGCATCGACAGCTCGCTGCCCGCCAACCTGAAGAGTGTGGTTCCTACCACGGACTTTTTCGCCTCGCAGCTCATCAGCACGGGCTTCAACCTGCTGCGCCGCGCCACCGCCG